GCGCTTATGGCGCACATCATGGAGCATTTGGGCTTCCAGTACCGTCAAGGTATTGAGCAACAGCTTGGCGTTAGCCTACCACCTCCAGAAGAGACTCTTGACCCACAGATGGAAGTACAGATCGCTAAGCTTTCATCCGATGCAGCTAAGCAGCTGCTACAGGTTAATCAAGCCTCTAATGCGCAGCAGCAAATACAGCAACAGATGCAAGACCCTCTGGTGCAGATGCAGAAGGAAGAGCTTGAGATTAAGAAGCAAGAAGTCATCGATAAGAAGATGATTGAGCTTGAAAAACTTAAGACCCAGAAAGAAATCGCGATGATTAATAACGAGGCCAAGCTATTAATCCAAAACGAAGACGCCAAAGTAGAAGCGCTCTTCAAAGGGATGGATATAGCAACAGCTCAGCAAAATATTGGCACAGCTCCGCCTATGCCTGCGCCGGTAGGAGCAGCTCCGCTTCCACCGCCTAATCTTCCAACACCTCCTCAAGGGTAACAAATGACAACTGTACTAGATGTACTGCAAAAAGAACTTGAAGCTGACATAGAAAACTACACCGAAGCCCTCACCCGAGGGCAGGTGGAAGATTATGCCGGATACAAGCAATTGGTAGGGACCATTACGGGTCTATCTCTATCTCTTAATCGTGTAAAAGACCTGCAAAAATACAATGAGGATGACTAATGTCAGTCGCTAATATTGACGTCGAAAAAACGGTGGCTAAAAGTGAAGATCTTGCAAAACGCCTTCCAGACCCTGTTGGATATAAAATCTTGGCAGTCAAACCCAAGATCGAAGAAACAAGTGAAGGGGGCATTATCAAACCCCAAGAGTTCCTCAGAAGGGAAGAAGCGGGCGCGGTTGTCTGCATGGTGGTTAAGATAGGTGATATGGCCTACAAGGACACAGAAAAGTTTCCTACGGGTCCGTGGTGTAAAGAGGGGGATTTCATCCTTATCGGCGCATATCGGGGCTCACGCTTCTCTGTAGATGGTGAAGAGTTCATCATGTTGAACGATGACATGGTCGAAGGTGTTGTAGAAGATCCTAGAGGAATTGGGAGGGCATACTAATGGCTGAAGAATTTGAAAATGAAAACTTAGTGCCGGATAACGAAGACACTGGTTTTGAAATTGAAATCGTTGACGATACTCCAGATCCTGACAAGGGCAAACCCCCTGTTGCGCTGAAAGAGGAAGAAGACGACGAACATGGTAAAGAAATTGAAAGCTACTCGAAGAAAGTTCAGAAGCGTATCGATGACCTAACCTTCAAAGCAAACAATGAAAGACGCGAAAAAGAGCGCCTTGCTAGGGAGCACGAAGAAGCCATCCGTATTGCGCAGGCTATTAGAGCCGAGAACGAGCAGCTAAAAAGTACTCTAACATGGGGCCATCAAGAGTATACGAAGGAAGCTTCAGGGCGTCTGGACTATGCAGAACAGTTGGCTCAAGATAAATATCGACGAGCGTTCGAATCTGGCGACACTGATGGTGTTATAGAAGCGCAACGCGAATTGAATGCAGTAGCTATCCAAAAGGATCAGTTAACGCGATTTGTTCCACCTGTACCGCAACAGACTTTACAACAGCCTCAAACTGCGGTATATAGTGATCAAAATGTAGCTCCGCCTCAACCAGCTAGGGATTATAAAGCCGAAGAATGGGCTTCTAAGAATCCTTGGTTTAGACAAGACGAAGAGATGACCGCCTTCGCTTACGGAGTACATGAAAAATTGGTTAAATCCGGTGTCGATCCCACTTCTGATGAGTACTATCAAAAGGTGGACGCCCGCATGCGGGATACATTCCCAAACAACTTTCAACGGACCAAAAAGACATCTCCTGTGGCATCTGTAGGTAGAACTACTGCACCCCGTAAAGTCACATTGAGCGCGTCTGAAGCCGCAATCGCTAAGAAGCTAGGGGTAACTCTAGAAGCTTATGCAAAATATAAAATGAAGGAGCAAACAGTCAATGGCTAACGTACAAATCAACAGACCTACCCGTGCTACGGAAACTCGTGAAAAGGAAGTGCGTATGGATTCTTGGAAACCCGCGCATGATTTACCAGTCCCCGCACCACAGGATGGATATGAATTTGGTTGGAAGCGTTCAGCTCTTATGGGCGTTCCTGATCCAGCTAATATGGCTCGCTCTCGTCGTGAGGGTTGGGTTCCATGTCGCGCTGAAGATCACCCGGAAATCGCTGACGACTTTGCTGCTTTTGGCCTCGCAGGTACTGGACTTATCGAAATCGGTGGTCTCGTTCTTTGTAAGGTTGCTTCTGAAATGGCTGCTCAACGCCGCAAGTACTATGACAATTTGTCAAACGCACAGATGGAATCAGTTGACAACAATTTTATGAAGCAAAATGATCCTCGGATGCCCCTTTTCTCAGAAAAGAAATCCACAATGTCCTTTGGTAAAGGCTTCTAACGAAGTCTTAATTGAAAATTGTTTTAGGAGACTAATATGGCTTACCCAGCTAATCTCGCCGCAAATGGCTTTTTGCCAACGAACCTAATCGGTGGGCGTGTATTCGCAGGTGCTACTCGCAAACTCCCAATCGCTTCTGGCTATGCTAGCAACATTGGATTTGGTGATCTGGTTGGTATTAACTCAAGCGGACAAATTGTTCGCGTTGATACTTCAACTGGTGCGAAGGCAGCATTTGCTACACCACCTATCGGTATCTTCCTTGGTTGTTCTTACACTGACCCTAACCTGAAGTATTGGTTGCAGAGCCAGTATTGGCCTGCTACGACTGTAGCATCCGATGCATACGCATTCATTACTGAAGATCCAGATGTTGTTCTGACTGCAACTGTTACTAACGGCTCTGGTGTTGCATACACCTCTAGTGCTGCTACAGCCGCTGCTGTTGGACAGAACATNGGTTACTATCAGGCTGGCGGTACGGGCGGTACAGCTCTTATTAATACCACGACTCGTGACTCTGTTGTTTCTTTGAACCTTGCTTCTTTGAACACTACAGCGACACTCCCGTTCCGTGTTATTGATGTAGTACCTGCAACGGCTCTCGCCGATGGTACATTCCAGCAGCTGCTTGTTACTTACAACTTCGGTCTGCACTTCTATCGTCAGGCTACAGGTATTTAAGGAGAATATAAATGGCTGCTATTTCACGCGCTCAATTACTTAAAGAACTCTTACCCGGCCTGAACGCTCTGTTCGGTCTGGAATATGAGAGATATGGTGAAGAATACAAAGAGATCTTTGAAACAGAGACCTCTGAGCGTTCTTTTGAAGAAGAGCAAAAGCTGTCTGGCTTTGGTGCTGCACCTGTTAAACAGGAAGGTAGTGCAATTGCATACGACACAGCTCAGGAAGCATGGGCTACTCGCTATAACCATGAAACAATCGCCCTTGGTTTCTCCTTAACTGAAGAAGCTATGGAAGATAACCTTTACGACTCACTGTCTGCTCGTTACACAAAGGCTCTGGCCCGTGCAATGGCTTACACGAAAGAAGTTAAGGCTTCATCTATCCTGAACAATGGTTTCACCACGTACAACACAGGCGACGGTGTAACCCTCTTCAACAACTCACATCCTCTGACATACGGCGGCGTTATTTCTAACGTGCCTGCTACCCCAGCGGATCTGAACGAAACTGCTCTTGAAAACGCCGTTATCCAGATCTCCCTCTGGACTGACGAACGTGGGCTTTTGATCGCTGCGAAACCTAAGAAGTTGGTAATTCCTCCAGCCCTCCAGTTCGTAGCTACTCGTTTGTTGGAAACCGAACTCCGTGTCGGCACATCTGACAACGACATCAATGCCATCAAGAACAATGGCTCAATTCCAGAAGGCTACACAATCAACCACTGGTTGACTGCTCCAGCTGCATGGTTCTTGACAACCGACGTTCCTAATGGTCTGAAGCACTTCGTCCGTACGCCTTTGGCTACTTCAATGGACGGTGATTTTGACACCGGTAACGCACGTTACAAGGCTCGTGAGAGATACTCATTTGGTGTTTCTGACTACCTCGGCGTGTTCGGATCGAACGGTCCTTGACATCTAGATAACCACACCATACAATAGCCTCTAGTTTAACCGCTGGAGGTT